TTTAAGGTGTACAGAACCACACAAGCGGAGAACTTGGGCAGGATTTCTTATTTGAATATCTGAGTCGTAGAAAACAGCCGTTTTGAATTGGACTTCTTTGTATTTCTCGTTATCACATTCGCCTTTTATTTTCCAATACGCATGAACATTATCATCGGCTCGTTTGCAAATAAAGGTAGGTTTCAATGTAAATGGTGGTGGTGTTTTACCGTCCCAATCAGCAACAAAGAACCGATTCCTGACTATGTTTTCTTCCTTCCTACCTAGACCGTCAGTTTGGTTTACTGAAACATAGATGCCGCAATTCAACGCTTGGATCTGATTGAAGTATTCTAAGTTATCAGTGAAGCGACCGTGGAAATCTCTAGCAACTCCCTTGGGTGCTTTCTTACCTTTTTCATCGTGATATATCTGGAATGATGTTATGGGGTTCTTTTCCCCTGTCAAAAGCTCAAGATGAGCCATGACTTGTTCTAAGTCATACTGCATTTCATGTGCTCCCCAATTTCGGCGTTGTTATAGATTTTTTAATATGTGAACTGCTTTATCTAAATTTTCTTTACCGATATTGGGTGATGCCATTCTTAAATATTGTTTCAAGGTAGACTTGGCGTATCCACCTGCGAGACAGACATTATTTATTCCGTGAAGATCCACTAACGACTGTAGTTTCCTTTGACGCTTGACCATTGCAACGTGAACGGCATTCCGATCTTCATATTTAGCTAGTCTAGCTTTTATTTCATTTGTTTTATTCATTGTTTAACTCCGTGAGGAAGTCATTCAAAATCCGATCAACATCAATTTCGTTGGTTGCGAATCCTGCTATCCCACCATGTTTTTTAATTAGTCCCATGAAGTTTGCTTGTGCATATTCTCTTGATTTTTCTGAATAAGATTCTTTTATTTTGAATCCGTCAGCCTTGGCTTCAAGAGCAACAAAGACACCCAATTTTTTACCAACCATTTCAGGAGTTATTTCAACTGCATGAATCCCGATATAATCGCTACTTTTAAACTTCTTATTTAATTTCTTTGACTCGTTGCCTAAACCAAATCTTACGGGAATACCAACGGGATTCATAAGCACCCCACTGTTATTCCTGAAAACTCTCATTCCGTGAGAACTCGCCCGAAGGCGAACTCTCTCAGAGGCTTTTTGTTCCGGTGTCATTATGAAGCAGGATTAAGGTAGTTTGCTTTACCTTTTCCTGCATCTATAATTTGTTGGTCAGTCCAACCTTGATTCTTGTAATCCATATAAGAAGCTTCACCTGCGTTCATAATCACTGGATCTGCATTAACAGCAGGTGCAGCAGGTGCAGCAGGAGCAGGTGCAGCAGGTGCAGCAGGAGCAGGTGCAGCAGGTGCAGCAGGAACAGTAGAAGCTACTGGATTAGCCGCCACCATTGGAGCCAGTTCACCCGCCTGAATATTTGAGTCAACAATTGCACGATTAGCAAAAGAAACATTTGCAGGAGCCGCAATCTTTCTTTCACCGAAAGTTTCATCTTTATAACAAAGTTGAATATTCAAAAGTTGAATAGAAATAACCCGCTGCTTATTTTTATTTTCATAAGCAGCGCATTCTATCTCAGCACTACACCAATAACCCGCTAAAAACTCTTTAGGTGAAATTAAACGTGTGCCAGTGGGGTCAACACAACCAACAGGATCGGCACTCTTACACGTTAAAATATTCATGTTGGCTGAACTAGGTTGAACTTGACCTGCAATCGGATTACCGTTTGAATCTTTTTCAAAGACAGTGTTACCGTTTTTCAATACGGGTGGAAATTGAATACCCATGCCTTCTGCTGTGGCTTCTGCGAAACCAATATTCCAAGTCTCCATGCAAACATCATTAAGAGCCGCGAAAATTGAATCAGCAGAACTTGGTTGATTATTCACAGGAAGAATACCTGATTGTGGGAATAACATTGCTATTCCATATTTCGGTACATCACCTGCATTTTGAGGTTCTTGGGGTTTTTCTAAGTGTGGATATGAAAGTCTAAATATATCCGTGAAAATTGTTTTATTAGACATTTTTATTTCTCCGTTGTTTAATCTTGACCGTTAAGGAACGCAAGTAATTCTTTTAATTTCTCTTGTCGTTCGGGATCTATATCTTTGGACTCATCATCAAATATTGTATATCTAATTGATTGTCGTTCATCGCGTTCACCATGTTGAAGAAAGTGTATTGATTTCTCATCAAACCATTCACGTTTCGCAGGTGTCGATTTATCTTTTGATTTTGCAGTTAATAAAATCGAATCTGGTGCGTGAAGATATGAACAAACACCTGTGACAGTTCCGGTAAACCCTGTTACAGTGTCTACAGCTTCTAAACCTAATTTATCTTTCATTTTTATTTCTCCGTTCTGTTTTTGAATTTACCGATAATTGATCCCGCAGTAGAAATAGCAGGTCGCTTATCAGTCATTTTAACCAATGTGGTTTTCATGGGGGGTTTAACGAAAAACTTATTCACTAAATCCTTATCGACCACCTTTTTACAATTAGTCATGCTTTTAAGTTTGCTTTCGTAAATCTCAGATTTATCGACACCAGACTTTATGACTGCCTTTTCAAACTCATCGGGTTCTTCACATTTCGCTCGTTGAATACCGCGAACTAATTTGTACCCTTTGATTTGTTTTCCTTCTCTTACTAATTCCAATGCCCTTTCTTCAATCCTATCAAGATTTCTTTTGATAGTCCCAATCTCTTTGAACATAACAATGATTTCTTGTTCGTTCAAAGTGTCGAAAGGTTTTTCACCGTAAGCAAGCTCCATTGTTCTTTCCATTCTAGGTCTACAAAAATCAGACGCTAGACAGTAGATACAATGTTCACCTGCATTCAATGGTGCATTTGGATCGCTTGCTGCATTCACTGTCATAAGAAACTTCTGTTGCCAATTTCTCATTTCACCCATTGAATAAGTACACAAGCGAATCGAACCGTTGATGTGTTCAGCCCTCGGTTGAATAATTCCGGTTATAACTTGGTTAATTTTATCCCAAAGCTTTAAAGTATCCATTGCAGCTACCGCATAAAAAGTAGCCTGTGAATTATTTTCAACTTCGACTAATCCATAACCATGTTTGTAATCGTAGACGTGAAGGGTATCACCGATAATAAAAATACAATCAGCAGTACCGAAAACGTGTTCACCAACTGACAACATAACAACCCTAACTTCAAGCATGGGGTTGACATTATTTCTCAATGCTATGTCACGAATAAACGAGACATAAAGTTGAACCGCATCTGCCATTTCTGCATCAACAACATGATTATTAAATTCAATGCCGATACAATCAAAAGCATTAACGCCAAGGTGTAAACAATACTCACCAAGTTCGTGTGCTGCTGTTCCCAATTCAGCCGCAGGATTTATTTTATCGGTGCAATCTCTCGCTTGCCGAATAACACCATTGCAAGCGATCAATCTTGAGAAACCAGAAGCACCGAACTTGGAGTGAGCAGCCATTACTGAATTGCATCCCACTGTTTGCGATATTCTTCTAACGATTGGTGAACCGTAGGAAGGTTTTCAGGTGAGATTTGATTGGCATTAGTAGCTTTATTGTAATGACCATAAATTACTAAAATTCCTTCAATACCTTGTTGCGCCCCCATTGTCTGAATCTTAACATCTTCTTCTTGGATCATGCCTAACCAATCAACCCAAGTTTTCGTTTTTAACGCGAAATCTTTGTACTGTTCTTTGGGAAGAGAGTCGAAGTTAGTTACTCCGTCAGGAAGTTGTGCTAAAACATCATCGAAAGGAATTCCATACGAAGTTGTTAGTTCAGCAATAGATGACATAGCTTTCTTTTTGTCCTCTTCAAACGGGTCAGCAACAGTCGGAGTAGGAACAGTAGCAGGGGCAGCAGGAACAGAAGGTGCAGCAGGAGTTGGAACATCAATTGAGTTCTTATCGACACCTCCTGACTGAATGGTCTGTTCTGCCATAATTCTGTCATAAAGATCCTTATCGCATCCACGAACTTTCTTCCAAAGACCGTCTTTAGTTTTAGTCTTTTTTGACGAATGAATTCGCTCATCCCACTCATAACCGCCGTCATCAATTAGACCTGAACCTTTTTTTTCAGGCTCCTGTTGGACTTCTTGGGTCACTATAGGTTCTTCTGGGACTAAAGCAAGTTTTGGTGCTTCGGTTGGAGGGGTAGACTTTTTACCAATTAAGGTGTCTAATTTACTTTCTATACGTTCTAATATGCCTAATTCCATTGGGGTTTCCTCTTGTTTTAGGGTTGCTCGTTATCGAGTTTTTGAATCATATACCTATTGAGGATAAATGTAAAATAATATTTGAAATTATTTTTATTTAGTGTATAGTTCATTGTATCCCGAATGGTCGGGACGCTGCAATGTAATCTAATGGGCATTGTGGTATTGGCTTGCGGGCTTGCCTCCTGTTTCTGCCCGCAGGTCTTTTTTATTATAAGGATTGATGAATGAAAAAATTAGACCCTGTTGTTTTTTGCAAAAGAATAAATAAAATACACAAGCGATTAGGTTTCAATAAAAGAGTTACAGCAATTAATAATCTCCTGTGGGAATTCGATGCAAAAACTACTTCCTTATGTCCTATTGTTTATTCTGTTTCTGGAAGAAATGTTGTTCAGAATACAGAGAGCATGAAGTTCGAGATTAAATAATGATTGAACTATTCCCTTTCCAGAAGAGATCAGTAAATAAAGTTTATGATGGATGGAAAAGAGGCGTGAAAAATATCCTCTTGGTTGAGCCAACCGGAGCAGGTAAAACTTTTATAAAATCTCAATTTGCAAAAGACGCTTTTGAAAGAAATGAACTCGTTGTTATTTTTGCTCACCGTGATGTTTTACTCTCTCAAATTTCTGGAAGTCTTTGTAAGATGGGGGTTCGTCATTCTTTCATTGCTTCAAATAAAACAGTCCTAGATATAACCAATCAAAATCATATTAATCATGGTGATTCATTTCATTGTGATACAGCAAATGTTGTTGTGGTAAGTGTACCCACGTTTGTTCGTAGATTAGAAAAAGGATTACTCGATAATTTCCTCCCCCTCGTTAAAATCTGGATGCTCGATGAAGCCCATCATTGTTTAAAAGATAATTCATGGGGTAAGTGTGTTTCTTCTCTCCCTAATGCTATCGGTTTAGGCGTTACCGCCACCCCAATTAGATCAGATAAATTAGGTCTAGGAAGAGAATACGATGGTGTGTTCGATGAAATGATTGTCGGATCAACAATGGGTGAATTAATCGAACAAGGCTATCTATCTCCCTATAAAATATTTGTACCGCCACAGAAACTAGATGTGACCGGAATAAATATAACTGCCAGTGGTGATTACAATCAGAAAAAATTAGCGGAGAGAACAGATAAAATTGACATTACAGGGGATGCCGTTCAGCAGTATTTAAAATTAGCCAACGGGGAACAGGCAATAACTTTTTGTGTCAATATAGCNCATGCTGAACACGTTGCTGCTGAATTTAATAAAGCAGGAGTAACAAGTGTCGCTTTAAGTTCTAAAACTCCACTCACTGAAAGGGTGAAAGCCCTCGCTGATTTTTAAACTAGGTAGAATTAAAAACTTGGTTAATTGTGANNTATTNGGTGANGGATATGATTGTCCTGCTGTTGCTTGCGTAATCATGNTAAGAAAGACTGAATCATATTCATTATTCAAACAGCAATTTGGTCGATTANTGAGAGTGTTAGAAGGAAAGNCTTANGGNATTTTAATCGACCATGTAGGTAATGTTAGAAGGCATTGTGTNTATGGNGAACCTCACGAAGATCCAGAATGGACATTACAAAGGGAGAAAAAGAAAAGCGGGGATAATGAAAAACCGAGAGGTAGGATTTGCCCTGAGTGTTTTAATTTTTATATCCCGACAGTTACTAATAGATTTTTATGTAAAGAATGTAACCACGAAGAAACTAAAGAAGAAACGAATGCTGAAATGCGAAAATTCATAATTGACGATTCAGACTTGGTAGAAATGAACGTCAGTTTTCATAGACGAACTTTTGAAAAAAAGAAAAAAGATTGATATGAACCCTGCTAGATTAAGACAGAATATGCAGAATGCAAATATGCGAAATATAGTCATTGATTCAGCAGTTAATAATCACACTAAGCGACAATTTGCACAGAACAGATTGAGAATCGTCATTCAGAGTTGGTGTGATGATACTGCTAATAAAAATAATTGGGACATTAAAACCACTCAAATGTATTTTGAAAAAACTTTCAAAACAAATATCTTAAAGGCACAAGTATTGTCTGAAAGATTATCACTAGAACTAATGGAGAAAATAAACAATGAAAGAAGGTAAAGCAGTTGTGAATTGCAATGAATGTATGACAAGTTACAGTTTAAACCATCATAGCAGTTGTCCAGAATGTAGAAGAAGTCACAGGTTGTTTGGCTTACCAGAAGAAGATTCAGGAACACCGATGCCAGAACCCATTTTATCGGTAGCTATGCCAGAACCCCCAATGGATGAAGTAAATAACCCTAAACACTATTGGATATTTCCAGATCTTCAAGCAATAGATGTGATCCGTAAAACACTATCTAAAGAAGAATACAAAGGCTACTTGAAAGGTAATATTTTAAAATGCCGATTAAGAGCGGGGAAGAAAAGCGATCCGATAACCTGCATCGAAAAAGCCGATTGGTATTCTACAGAATTAGATAGGTTAGTAGAATAATGGCTGATTTCGATTATGACTTAGAGTGTTACCCTAATTTTTTTTCATGCTATGCAGTTCTGGAAGATCGAAAAGAATTTGTTTTTGAGATTTCACAGTGGGAAAATAATGCAGAAGAGTTTTACACTTGGCTTTGTAGTCTCTCTGTATTCAAGCATAGGATGGTTGGTTTCAATAACTGTGCATACGACTATACGTTAATCCATTATTTTATGGAAAATCAAGGCGCACTCAATTACAAACAACTCTATGCTAAATCTCAGGCATTCTTTGAGGAAGGGAAAAGAGTAAATAAATTTGGTGGTTTTAATCAGATGGTTATTTGGGAGAACAACCAGTTTATTCCGCAAGTCGATTTATTTAAAATTCATCACTTCGATAACAAGAGTAAATCAACCAGTCTGAAAATGATTGAATTTAATATGCGTTCACACGATATTAAAGATTTACCCTTTGATCCAACGAAAGAACTAACCTATGAACAGTCAAGAGAGTTGTTAGCTTATAATGGGCATGACACAAGAGAGACTTGTAAAATTCCACAATCATTCTAAACCAATGATTGAATTCAGAGATAGGTTGACTGAAAAATATGGAAGAAGTTTCACTAACTACAGTGACGCTAAAATAGGTGCAGAAGTTTTAATGATTGCTCTTGAAGAGAAAGGAATACCCAAGAAGGTGAATGGTAAGTTGAACCAAACGTGGCGCGATTCTATCCACTTAAATGATGTGATACTCCCGTATATTAATTTCTCTCGACCGGAGTTCAATGAGATACTTGAGTTCTTTAGAAAGTCTGTCATCGACAAAAAGCAAAAGAATGGTCTATTAGAATTAAAAAGTTTCTTTAAGTGGGAAGATGGAAAGGAAGAAACAAAAAAAGGATTACACGCCACACTCGATGGATTTCAATTCGATTTTGGTGCAGGTGGAATCCACGGTAGTTTAAAGAAAACGATTGTCAGGTCATCTGATACACACGATNTACTGGATTGGGACGTTGCCAGTTACTACCCTAATCTAGCTATTAAAAATAAATTCTTCCCTGAACATTTAACAGAGGTTTTCTGTGACGTTCAATTAGCATTATTCAATGAGCGTAAAACTTATGCGAAGGGAACACCGGAGAACGCCAGTCTTAAATTAAGCATGAACGCTTCCTACGGTAACTCTAGCAGCCAGTTCAGCCCTATGCTAGACCAGAAGTTCACTATGAGCATAACTATCAATGGGCAGCTTCTTTTGTGTATGCTCGCTGAAAGACTAATGGAGATCCCTGACCTGCAAATGGTTCAGATAAACACCGATGGTCTGACTTTCCTCTGTCCCAAGGAATATAGAGATCATGCAAAAAACTTATGGCGCTGGTGGCAGGATATGACTCAGTTAGAGTTAGAAGAAGCCGACTATAAAGCCATGTATATTCGTGATGTTAATAATTACATAGCAGAATATTCGAGCGGAAAAGTGAAAAGAATAGGAACTTATGCTTATGAGTTGGCTTTAGATAACGGAAGCACTAGAGAATTAGCATGGCATAAAAATCAGAGTTCAGTCGTTGTGGCTAAAGCAGCAGAAGCATCACTAGTTAGAGGTGAAAAGATCGAGACTTTCATCAGAAACCATAATAAGCCAATGGATTTTATGATGAGAACAAAAGTTCCACGTTCATCTAGTCTTGAACTAAGAACACCTGTCATGTGGAGCGGATTGAAGGTTGGAACAAGCGTTAAGAAGTTGCAAAATATTTCAAGATATTATGTTTCCCATGATGGTGGTAAATTAATTAAAACCATGCCTCACACCAAGAACCAAATTAAAAATTGGTCGGAAGGTTATCACTGGAAACATGAAGATAATGGAAATTATAAAGTGACTAAGACCGATAAACCCCCATCAGGAAAGTATAAGTTTGTACCAGTAGAAGAAAGGCAAGTCATACCACCAAGGGACATAGGAATAGACGCTAAGTCGCTTGTCACCGATTGCAGTTCAATGGATGATTTCAATCCGGTGTCAATCAACTATGAACACTACATCAAAGAAGCTAAGAAAATTGTTTACCCACTACTGCTAGGAGAAAAATAATGAACTTTTGTTTAATCGACAGAAAAGGGAACCGGAAGGTTATAAAATTAAAAAAGATTGTTGCTGCCATACAGGAGGGATTGCATGAGCAATACCGGAAATAAAAGAGACTATGCTACACAAGAAAGAGTGCGGCTTGAAAGAATAGACGGAACTATGTTTGCTCAGACATTTAATGATTATCTTAGAAGCCATGTTAAATCTTTAACGAGGACAAGGAAATGAACATCCATGTGAAACCAATCAGATACAACGATGAAATCCAATGTTGTTATTGTGGAAAATCTTGGGATATAAAAGATGAAGATATTCCTCCATGTGAAACCAAGGAAGAACACACTAATCGAAAGATGAAAGAACTACGGGGTAAATTGCTCTCATAGTTACTGAGCCGACAGGAAAAATAACCCCTTAAAATCCCTGTCATAACTATGAGAGCAAACTTAGATTGACACCTGAACGGGTGTCAAATTAGGTGCAGAACGAATAATCTCACCGTCACGAATGAAAGCGTTATTGCTCGCTGATACCGATTCACCTTTAATAGTTATCGGATCACCTGAAAGTGTTGTGGCATTACTTGTTCCATCACCGTTATTTGCTGTTATTGTAACAACATCAATGGTGCTTTTTCCAAGTAAACTTTGAAATCTATTAAAAGCGTTCATTAGTCGTAATGCCTCTCTATCTGTAATGACTGAACAACAGCCGATCCGTTTCGATTAATTGCAATCGAAGTTCCTACCACCATGCCTTTCCATGTTACACCTGATAACGGCGTAATTGACAACAAACTTTGTGGTTTAATTATCCCATCGGTGGCATCGACGTAGGTAGTTACCGGAATTATCTCTTTAAACGCATTCTTAGCCACCTCTATGCGTCCTCTTTCCGTTCCCGCAACAGTATCAGTGATATATTTATTAACGACTGTGGGGAGCGAAATAAGCCCTGCTGTGCCTTGCCTTACACATTTAACAGCAACACCACCTGTCTCTTCTCCGTAGACGTAAATCGAATCAGGAGATTCTTTAGGTAGCCACTCGGTATCCATTGAATAAAATTCTGTCTCATTCATGTTAAAATCAGCCGTGGCTAAAGCCCAATCCCAAGGTGAAACGGGGTAATAGGGCTTCACTTCTAATACTTTATTTACCGGATCAGGAATAATGACCGCTCCAACCGAGTTAGCAAGCTCCGTAATAGCCGCCAGAGGTGATTTTTCTAGGTAACTATATACATTGGCAGGGATAGTCCAACTAACGCTGCTCCAAGTCCCTGAGAAGCCTGTTCCTAGCAATTCATCTGATAATAACCCCGCAGGTGTACTGGACGATATTTCAGTGTGAGATCGTTTATTAGAATAGGGATAGGATAAAGTTTTTATAGAACTCCATCCGGTACACTTATAAGATTTCTGAACCCCGCCACCCGCATTAGCAGAAATGAGAGTCTTGGTTCTACCGATGAAACAAACAAACAATTCACCATTGATATTTATCTCAACTTCAACAGTTGTTAATCCAACGGGTTTCAATATGTCCAGAGAAGCCTGAGAGCCAATTGTAAAATTAACCACCCACGCGATTGAATTCAAATCGGTTGCCAATGTGAAGTCCACAAAGTCAATTGGAGTTCGTTCAGGTAACTTAACTACATTTATAACATTCACTATTCTCGTCACTCCACCAGTTGCGGGAGGGTCAGGCGGTGGATTAATCGCATCATCATCTGTTAAATAATCCGTACCAACTGAACCGCCAACTAAAAAATTATTAATTGAATATCCGTATGTCAATTCTTTATAAATATCAACTACAGTCGTTCTCGACCAAGGAAATTCCGTACCAGAATCAACAGGAGATAACCTTGTCTTTATTGTACTTAAATCTATCGGCTCAATAAAGTCAGTCGTGAAACTCACTAATTCTGAACCAATGGAAAAATCAGAAGTAGGAAGGTATCTGAATTCTCTGTCTGGATTTAATTTTGAACCCTGAACATCGACCATCTGGAAAGAATATGTTCCATCGGTATCTACCGAATGTGTTCCTGCTTTAGCTCCGTTAAAAGTAGAATTAAATTTCTCAAAAAAATCATAATTATAACTGTGGGAATTCCCTAATGGATGAGTCCCTAATTTCAACCCTTTTGTGGAAGTATTAAATTCTTCATACTCATCCCATGAAGCCTTGGTTAGATTAAATATTGTTTTAAACCTACCTGCTTCATATCCAATCTCAAAACTC